ATTATCTACTTGTAATGCTGTTAATGTTCCTAATGAAGTGATTTGAGTTTGACTAGCATCTACATTAAATGTTCTTGAAGCTGCAATAGTACCACCACCACTTAATCCTGTACCAGCAGTTAAAGTTACGCCACTATGGTCTATATGCTCGTTAGCTACAAAACCAGTTGTGCTATCGTGAACAACGTCTGAACTTGCAAGGGTAATCGTTCTATTGGCAGCTATAGTGCCACCTCCAGATAGGATACCTCCAGCAGATATGCTTACTGCTGTATGGTCGATATGTTCATTAGCTACAAATCCACTTAAACTATCATGTACAATCTCTGAATCATTAGTTGCTATATCATTAGCATTAGCAGTAATTCCAGTGCCACCAATTACATTTAAAGTTCTTGTGGCGGCTATTGTACCACCCCCAGTTAGTCCTGTACCTGCTGTAACCTCTACTCCACTATGAGCTATGTGTTCATCTGCTACGAAACCACTTAAACTGTCATGGACTATTTCAGAATCTACTGAATTAAAAGTTACTGTATTTCCTGAACCAACAGTTACAACACCAGTTCCTCCTGTAAGTGTTAAGCTCTCTGTGTCTAAATCTATATTTAATGCACCACCACTGTCTGCTGAAAAATCTAAATCTTGTAAATTTAAAGAAGTCGTTACTGCATCTACATATGCTTTAATTGACTGTTGTGTAGCCAATGAAGTTGCACTATCAGATGCCATATTATCTTCATCTTTAATAGCAGTCATTGCAGTACCACTAGCTATTTTTATAGCAGTAGCATCTAATGTAGCAGTAACAGATACTTCACCTGTACCATGTGGATTTAAATGAATATCTCTATTACCAGCACCAGTATTTACTTCACTGTATACAGTAAGAGTTCCAGATGTTAATGCTAAGTTTTGAGATGAGTCAATAGTAAGAGCATTAGAAGCTGCGTTATCATCAATACCAGTAGAAGCAAAAGTAGATATAGTCCCACCATCTATACTATCGCCACTAACCTGATTGATTGCTAATGTAAATGTTCCTCCAGAAACATCTAAGGTTTTCCCACTGCCAACTGTAATATTTGTACCGTCAATAGCACCACTATCAATATCAACATTAGTCATGTTGCCATTGTTAAAATTAATATTACCAGAAGCATCTGCTGTTACAGCTTTTGAAGCTTGAGCAGTGCCTAAAGTTGTAATATCTAAATAATTTAATTCTGCTGTACTAGCAGTAATACCAGTTAGTACATTAACTTCAGCAGTAGAGACTGTTAAGCCATCTAATACTTCTAGCTCTGCTTCACTTATTCCTGCACTACCAATGGTAATTGTCCCTGTAAATGTTGGACTTGCAAGAGGTGCTTTTGTATCTATCTGGGTTTGTATTGCAGATGTTACTCCATCTACGTAATTTAATTCTGTTGTAGAAAGAGTTGCCCCATCTAAAATGTTTATCTCTCCACCATCGGCAGTTACTAAGGTTGTGCCGAGTTTCAATCCTTTTGAAGAACCATTATGAGAATTAATTTGTATAATCTCATTGGTTGAATCTATTGTAAATACATCTCCACCGTCACTTGCTTTTCTTACTAATAGTGCTTCTGTCTCAGTAGCATCTACTATAAATCCACCCTCTACTTTTTGGTCATATACATACGAAGAAGACCCCTCAACGGTTAAATCTCCTTCAATAACTAAATCACCAGTAATCCGCCCACCAGCTTCAACTGTTCCGAGTTTTTCTATTAAGCCTCCTGATAACATCTTAAGCCACAATCATTCTGACGGTTGCATCTGTGCCGCCTTTTCTTTGTAATTGAAAATACACACTATCACCCATTCCTTGAGGTACTCTTAAAATATAAATATCTGAACCCCCAAGTAAGAATAAGCTATTTGATGTACTTATGTTATCAGAGGTTGATGTATTCCAACTAAAATATATATCATTATTTGATTGAATATATACATGGGAATAATCTTTCCCTATTGCTGTATTGACCGTTGTTGAGGATGCAGTTACTGCTGTTTGTTGGTCGAATTGTGCGGATGTCTCAGTGTTTAATGCTTCAACAACTGAGTGTTTTACTTCTTTTTTTGCCATCTTGTTACTCCCAATAGCTTACCGAGCAGGGCTTTCTCATAGCTATCTCGCTTTTTATTTTTTAATTATAATCTTCCGAAAACTCTTCCCTTAGTTTGGAATCCGAAAGTCCATTCATATGAACCATTGGTGCAGACATTAATCTTCTTACCTTATCATTTTTACATTTAGGGCATTCTACAATCATATCTGAAGTAATAATTTCTTCAAATTTATTCTCGCAGGGTTTACACCAATAATCAAATCTTTTCATTTTTTCTTTGCTTTAGAAACTTTGCTTTTAGGTTTACTCTTTGTGTTACCATTCTCATCACATTCAACAAAGCCTTCTTTTTTATAAATCTTTATTTGTTCTTCTGAAGGAGATTTTTTACCAATAATCTTACCTTCTTTATTTTTATAATATATCATTTTTACTCCTATGAGTGGGCGGCTAATAAACTAACCGCCCATCTTAGATTAACTATTCTGATTAAGGATTAGTAAAGTTTACAACTCCACATGAAGTAGAACTTGCACCATGACTTAATGTTGACCCAAAAAGCACATCAGCTACGACAGATGTTGCTAGATAGTCAATATCATAAGAGCTTTGAACTCTTGGTTGCATTTGCATTGCAAAATATATAGCTTCACGTTTAAATATAGAAGCTGTCTCGTCTCCTGTACCGCCATCATCATCCCAATCATTACTAACTATTACTGGCATTCCATATACGTCACCGACTCTTCCCTTAACTTGACCAGCTTCATCACCTCTTTTGTCGAAGTGTACAAATTCGTCAAGACCTAGTAGGTAGGAATAAACTTCAGGTGAAGCATATAACCAAGTGTTACCATCAGTGTAATCATGCCCAGCATCAAGTAGTTTAACCAAACCACTACGCAATAAAGCAGCAGTTAGTTGATTATCTGTTGATAGAGCAGTATCATTACCAGTTGCAGCTTGTATTACACTTACTGCCAAATAATTTTCTACTTTCTTTGCAATAGCATAACCCATTGAGCGAGTATACATATTGAAAAGGTCAGCAGATTCTTGAACCATTACGATATCTTCAATTCTTTTAGCTTCGTAATGATGTTGGTCAATACTTAGGTCAATTTTACCATCAGTATTTGCGGAATAAGTTACAGCAGTGTCAGCAGACTTTGCAGCGGCTGTTTCTTCTGTTACTTTTGGAATATGCAGTGTATCACCACCCCCAGCAACCATGCTAGAGAAATCGGATACTTTATCACGCAAGCTAAAAGCTCTTTCAGCGTAATCTAAAATTGCACTAGACCACAGTTCAGGAATAAAATTCGCACCTGTGGTTACTGTTACATTAGCCATTTAATGACTCCTATTATCTTTTATAAGAATCTAATATGCTAGACCAATTTTTTCTTTTATCATTGATATCCATTGACTTCCAAGCTTCCTTGCTAATTTTTGTATCAACAGTTCCTGCATTATCAGGTGGGTTTACTTTACTTGACAACTCTTCAACAACATTTAGTAGGTCTGTTGTATTAAGATTCTTGAATTTTTCTTGTTTCTGTTCAGGAAGTTTATTTAGAGCTTCTGCTCTAATCTTTCCATCTAAATTATCGTACTTTTCTTTGAAAGGTGTTAACGATTCTACTTCTTTTTGAAGTTGAACATTTAACTCTTGCCATTTCTCCTGTTCGACTAATTTATTTTTCTTCACTTCCTCTTGTTTAAGTTCATAAGATTTAATTTCTTCACGAAGAGTATTTCTCTCTTCAATAACTTCATTTAATCTTGAACGTGGTATAGCATTTTGTTCGGGTTTTGTCCCTTCTTCCGTTTTTACGTCTGTTTCGACTGTATTTTCAACTATTTTATCTTCTGACATTTTGACCTCTTGAGTGAGTTGATGATTAGCAAGTAAATACTTGCATTAAAAGTATAATATAATGTACATTATAAACAATTATAATGCAAGAAAAAAAATACGACTTTAAGAGAAAGTGGTTTGAATATCTTGGATATACTCCTCATCATGGGCAATTAGCACTTCATTACCCTAAAAAAGAGGACGCCAGATTTCATGTTATGGTATGTGGTAGAAGATTTGGTAAAACTTGGGCAAGTGCAATGGAAGCTACATTCATGGCATCTCAACCAAATAAACGCATTTGGGTTGTTGGGATGTCTTATAAAAAAGCTAGACTTATCTTTCGTGAAATATGGCAAAGAATGGTTGTAGGTCATAGTGATGATGTAGAAAAAGCTTCTGAAAAAGATATGTACATACGATTTAAATGGGGGACTACCGTTGAGGGGATGTCTGCTGATAATCCAGATTCTCTTGTCGGGGAAGGTTTAGATTTTTTAGTTATAGATGAGGTAGCTAAAATGAATAAACGAATATGGGATATGTACCTTTCACCGACAGTAGCTGGTAGAAAAGGTAAAGTAATTTTTATTACAACACCTGAAGGAAGAAATTGGATTTATGACTTATACAAACTTGGACAAAGTGATAATGAATGGGAAAGTCATTCTGCTCCTTCTTGGATTAATCAGCATGAATTTCCATTGGGTCTTGATGACCCAGCTATTATTGAACGTAAAAGAAATATGTCTAAAGAACTTTTTGGTCAAGAATTTGGTGCTGAGTTTTCAGTATTTCAAGGTAAGGTTTGGGATTTTGACAGGGACTTGGATGTGGGCGATTTTCCCTATGATGCGAATTTACCTACTTATTGCTCGATAGACTTTGGATTTAGAATGCCAGCAGTAATGTTTATGCAAACTGAATGGATAGATGACATTGAACACATTAGAGTATTTGATTCAATATTACACAAAGAGAATATTAAGACTGAAGATTTAATAAAAATGATAAAAATAAAAGGATATCCTATAACTTCTTACTATGGCGACCCTGCTGGTTCTAGCGTTCAAGGGCAATCGGGAGCTGGAGATATGGAGATATTCCGAAGAAGTGGTATTCGTGTGCTTTGTATGAGAGATAAACTAAGTCGTAATATTACTTCTAGTGTATCTTATGCTAGAGGATTCTTTTCTAGTGCAGATGGCTCAAGAAGAATCCATGTAGATAAAAAATGTACAGACGTTATACAAGATTTTGAAGAATACCGCTATCCAGAAAATCAAGATGGCAAACCAATTAAAGAAGAACCAATTAAAGATGGTTATCACGACCACGGAAATGATGCTTTTAGATATTTTATTACTAATCGCTTCCCAATGAAAAACAAAACAATGAAAAGGATTCAAAGATGATTGAACAGATGATTAGAGATAAGTTAACAGAAGTAAAACTATTAGATTCTCAATTTAGAAGAGAAGAGATAAGAAAATTTTTAGACTATTACTCAGGCACATCTATAGACCAATATATTAAAAAATATTTTTCTGGTGATGCTTTTTCAGAGATTCCACCCTCTGTTACTAATTTTACTAGAAAGTTTATTAATAAAATAAGTCGAATTTATACATTAGGTGCAAAAAGAACAGTAGGTAATCAAACAGACCTATATGAATCTCTTACTCCTACTAAAGATGTTCGCATGAAGCATTCTGAAAGAATGACTAGGTTAATTGGCACAATTGCTAATAGAGTATTTTGGAATAATGACCATTTTGATTATAGACCAATTTATTACTTTGAAACGTATTTTGGAGATGACCCCTTTACTCCAGAAGCCATTATTTATCCTTTATTAAACAAAACTGCTGACCTATCAAATACTGTTGGGTTGCAATGGGGTTATTGGGATGCAGAGAAGTATGCTGTTCTCACAGAAGATGGAAAAGTAATAAGTGAAGAGGAAAATCCATATGGTATATTGCCATTTGTTTTTACTCACAGAGAAGACCAAATGGATTCATTCTTTGTAGAGGGTGCAAGTGATATTATCAATTCAAACGAGCAAGTTAATATAGGTTTGACTGAAATGAATCTTGGAATGAGATTTAATATGTTCGGTCAACCGTGGGTTAATGGGCTAAGAGGCGACCAGACACTTATGCGTATAGGTTCTAATAGCATTCTTGATATGGGAGATGAAGGTACATACAATGTTACCTCTCCTAGTGGGAATGTTGCAGATGCCATTAATAATATTAAATTTCAAATTGAATTAGTTGCTTCAAACAATCATTTGTGGGTTCAATGGGCAGAATCAGGTGGTGAAGTTCCTTCAGGTATTTCATTAATGATAAAAGACCTTGAAAGAAAAGAAGACTATTTTGATGACATTGCATTATGGAGATTATACGAACAAGACTTTTATAGAGTTGAAAAATCTATTGCTCAATATAATAATATTAACTTACCTGAAGAATTTGGTATAGATTTTGAAGAAGTAGAGTATCCAACAACCATACAAGACCAAATTCTAAAAGATGAGTTTGATTTATCTCAAAATTTAGTTACCAGAGCAAAGATTATGGTAAGAGATAATAAAGATTTAACTATAGAACAGGCACAGGAGACTATTGATGCCAATAGACAAACAAACGAAGCAGAAACAAAACAATCAATTTTTGCTCAATTCGGTCAGGAAACTGGACAAAATTAATGATGTCGAGGTTGTCTTAGAAGGCAATATTCAAGAAGTTATTAATAATCCCATTGAATGGGCTGAAAAACAAGTAGAAAAGTTTATTATTGAAAATCAAGATAAATACTTTGAAGCTAAAAAATTAGGGGAAGGGTTTTGGAATGATATCAGAAGTAAGCGTTAATTTTAATTTTGGCAGATTAAGCGATAAGATTGAATCTATTATAGATAAATATCTTAATGATGATTTCGCAGAGCAAGTAGTAAAGGCTTCTAAGGAAAAAATAAAAAGTGGTAAAGTAACTCCTGCATTAAGCCAAACTACTATTGATATTAGGCAAAAACGAGGTTCTGGCGGCTCAAGACCTTTATATGAGACAGGTGCATTACATGATAGTATTAAAAAGACCAGCGAAGGTATTGAGGCAATTGGTTATGCGGGTAAGCACTTAAAAGGCTATAAGACAGTAAAAAAATCTATGATTCCACAGAAGATAGTTCCAAAAAGAAATTTTATAGCTATTCCTAAAGCTTCCTCTGAAGCACTAGCGAAAGATATGAATGATGCACTTATAATGCAAGCACCTATTGTATTAAAGGTTGGTAAGAGGTAAATTATGGCATCAAAAGAAGGATTAGATGACAAAGATAGAGAAATACTTTTATGGGTTGCTCTCGGATTATCTTACGATGTCCGAATCTTCTCAGAACGACTTAGACAAGAAATTGACAGACTTACAAGAAGTGGTGTCAGCCAACAATCAATTGCTGGGATTCTTAATTCAGACCTTAATGGGCAAGGTAGAATCTTTGGAGAGCTTAGAAATGCAATCAAGCGAGGAATTATTGGAGGAGTTAATCAAGCATTCCGCAGAGCTGGAGAAATGGGGCAAAAGTTAAGATGGGTAGCAGTGTCAAAGAATTTATGTCCAGATTGCGAAGACCGTGCAGGAGAAATTGATACTTGGGAAGGTTGGGAGTCAAGAGGAATGCCAGCATCAGGATGGAGTGTCTGTAAAGAGTATTGCTATTGTCAGTTAATACCAGAAGATATTGAAATTAACGATAAATTAAAGATATGAAAGATTATAAAACAACTAGATATATTTGCAATGAATGTAATTGGGAATGGGAAACGCTTTCTGCTAATCCTGAAGAAGAGGTTATTGAAGAATGTCCATCTTGTGGCTCATTTAGCACAAGAGAAGCAGTAATTTCCCCTGAAATTTCATTTATTGATAAAGATTTTTATTCAGAAAACTGATTTTAAATAGTTTTTTTGCTATCGCTCAAGGTGAGGATAGCTCAACTTGCATACATAGGAGTTAAATATGAAAATAGCAAGAGTTCCAATTCATTTCAATCGAGATGAATTTCTAACACCCTTTGATACAATGTTTGATAAGATTGTACAAAGTCAATTCCCAAACTTTCAAAAAGAATTTGGGATTTCATTCAAAAAGGGTTCATTTCCAAAAGTAGACGTAGTAGATTATGATGATTGCGTAGTTATTGTAGCAGAATTGCCTTCAATGACTAAAGAATTACTCAATATCGAAGTAGAAGACCGTATTCTTACGATAAGTGGTGATAAACACCAGTTAGAGGATGAAGATGCTCGTTACATCATTAAAGAGCTAAAACATTCGTCTTTTAGACGTTCATTTGAGTTAGGTGATAACTTATGTTCTGATATAACTGCCACGTTTGAAGAAGGAGTCCTTAGAATAGAGATTCCAAAGAAAGAACAAGTGGAATCAGATAAAAAACGAATTGATATAGAATAATATATGCCTATAATACGTTCTATAGTTAAAACTATTAAATACTTATATATATATATATTTATATATATAGTTCGTCATATTCAGACATGGTTTTGGCAATTTCGTATTAATTATCGAGGGAGAGGGGTAGAAAAAAGCTCTACCCCCACCCTACACAGACGTATAGGGGGGTACATGGGGGTATACCGAAAAATCAGACTTGGGTTTTTAAATTGTTTTCTGCCTCGATTACCTTTTGTTGCCATGATTGTAGCATTAATTTTGTTTTTCTACCTCGGGGTAATAGTTCCACTTCTACTTTAATAGCTCGTCTTCTCCATTTAGCTGCTTCACTTCGTTTTTGTAAGGCACCTTGCTTTACTTTTATCTCTCGTAGCTCTTGTACTTTAGTTTTAGGCTTTTTCTTCTTTTGTACAATGGGTCTTTCTGGCATTACTGTAAATTCAGCTTCTTCAATCTTCTCCTCTTTATAATCTTTACTATCTTTATTACCTAAGAACTTCTCAAAAGGGCTTTGATAGTTATTTACCTCTACTCTTTTGATTAATTTGCCTGAATGCTCTAATATAAGCCTACCAGCTTGTACATTACCAGCTTCAGCCTCTCTTATCATTGCATTTAGTATAGATGGCAGCTTAGAACCAAATGATACCATGTATTTCTGATAAAACACTTCTACAAACTCTGGGTCACGTAACCATAAATGTACGGTATTCTTAGTTACCCCAGCTTCTTCAGCTACTTCTTTTATATGCGCACTAGGATATGCAGTCATAAATTCAACAGCCCTTACTTTTGAGCTTTTCCAGCTCTCTGGTAGGTTAACACTCATATGTATTCTCCATAATAATAAGTAATATATAAGACTTTAGTACTTTAATACAATGAATAATGTCCTGTTTTTATATTTTTATACTATATCTATTAAGCTACCTATTCTGCCTGAATCCTAATTAGGCAGAATTACTACTATACATAGAACAAGACTTTCTTTTCTTCTTTTCTTAAAAAAATAGGGCTACAGGTCTTTATTTCGTCTATTTTGTGAGGTTTACGTGTTGCCCAGACCACATTAGACATCATCCGCCCCTACCCCTTAATGAGACTCATTATCAATAGCTTAATGAGATTGAGACTCAACAGTTGTTGCTAATGAGACTTAGTCGCAATAGTGGGCAAGGGTTGTATCCATGCACT